AGAGAGAAGAAGAAATAGGAATTATCACGATGATGATGCGTTAAACATTTAATGAATTAAAATCATGAATTACGAAAGAGATATGTACATTGACGATTCTGCATTAGATGTAGAATGGTTAGAGCAGGCTTCCCTTGCCACAAAATGGGGGATGTACTTTAATGAATGTAAAGAAACGTTTATACGTGCAGAAGAGAATGTGAAATTAATTAAAGCTGAATTAAATACTTTAGTTAATGAGAATCCAGATGAATATTTAGGTGCGGGTGTAAAACCAACGGTTTCTAATATTGAATCATTCATACAAACCCATCAAAAATATATAGATGCAAAAGAGCATTGGATAAATGCTATGCGGGAAATGAATGATGCAGAGGTTGTAAAAAATGAAATTAGTTTTACCCGTAAAGCATCTTTAGAGAATTTAGTTGCATTGCATGGGCAACAATATTTTGCAGGACCACGTACACCACGTAATTTGAGTAAAGAACGTGAGCACCGTAAGGCTGTACAAGGGCGTGTGCGCACATATAAGAAAGATTTATAAATCATTTAAAATTAAAATTGTATGAAAAGGAAATTTGGCTTTAAAGGAAGAATGAGTAGCGTTACAGGAAAAAGGAAAAGAGGTAGAACTTATGGGTATTTAACAATACCTAATAACATTGAGATTTTCCAGTTGGAAAAAAATACTTGTAAAGTGGAGATGGATATTTTACCGTATGAGGTAACATTACACAATCACCCCGATCAAGATATTGGTGCAGAAAAAGGTGTGTATTGGTTTAAACGTCCATTTTTATTACATCGTAACGTTGGTGTAAATCATGCCAGTATTGTTTGCCCTACATCTTTTGGTAACCCTTGTCCCATTTGTGAGTACAAACGTAAATTGTACAAAACAGGAGGGAATGAAGATGAGATTAGTGAAATCAGAGTGAGTAAACGAAATCTGTACGCTATTATTGTCAAAAGAGTGGACGACCAAAAGTTCACCGATTCACAAATTCAACTATTTGAATTTTCTGACAAATTATTTGAAGAAGTTTTAGAGGAGCAATTAGAGGAGGATGAAAATCTGGAAACATTTGCATTGCCTGATGAGGGTAGTACAGTATATGTTCGGTTTTCAGAAGATTCTTTTGGAACAACAAAGTATGCTAAAGCTACTCGTTTTGAGTTAATCGAAAGAGATAAACAATACGATGAATCTATTTTGGATTTAGTTCCAAAATTGGATGAATGTTTAAATGTTTTGGATTATGATGCTATTAAAAATCTATTTTTCAACGTTGTTGAAGACGATGATTATGATGATGATTACGATGACGAAGATGATGATGAAGATATTGAGGAAAAAGAAGAAGTACCACGTACAAAAAAATCATTACGCATAGATGCAGATGAAAATGAAATACAAACGGATGACACTAAAGAAGATGAAAGAAAACCACGACGACGTTCACGTAAAATAGACGATGTAGATACCCGTTGTCCGTTTGGACACGTTTTCGGTAAAGACTATGATAGTTTTGAAGATTGTGATGATTGTGATGTATGGAGAGATTGTCGTAAAGAAAATCGTAATTAATTATGACTATATTAAAAAAAGCAATAAAAAGAAAAAGAAAAAATGAACGTACTGCTTTCTTGGGATTAATAATTCCCGAGAAAGCAGCTACGTTGCTTTCCCTTTACAGTGTTTCACAGGGAGTAACAAAATCGTCCATCGTTAAATCTTTGATTGAATCGTGGATATGTTCTGTTTTTGGGGAAAGCCATCTGGATACTAAAAATAAAATGGTACTGCAAATTGCCCAAAAATCGTATTCATATTGGAGTAATCCTGTTGGTAAACGTATGAATTATAACACATTCATAAATAAATTAAAAAACGAATTAGAATCAAAAGGTTTAAGTGTGTACACTGATGAAATATTAAAAATAATTGATGATGAAAAGAACAAGAACAAAAGACATATCACTACATGAACAAATTCAAAGAAGAGTTTCTGAAAAAATAGAAACTAAAAAACAGGATGGTGATTTTGGTGTGGTTGTATCCACAGGGTCAACTTTACTGGATTTAGCAATAAGTGGTGGACGTGTTCGTGGTGGGGGATTGCCTCTTGGTATTCTTGTTGAAATATTTGGACCAAGTGGATGCGGCAAAACTGTTCTTTTAAGTGAAATTGCAGGTAATATTCAACGTAATAACGGGAATGTCATTTTCCACGACCCGGAAGCTCGATTGAACCCTCAATTTACTAAATTATTTGGATTAGATTTCGATAACATTGACTATGGAACACCTGATTTGGTAACACAGGTTTTTAAAGGTGTTCGTGAATGGCAACCAGATGATAAAAAAGGAAGTGTTATTAACGGCATCTTTGCTGATTCTCTGGCGGCTTTATCAACCGACCTCGAAATGGATAATAAAGAGGGGGATAAAATGGGGATGCGACGAGCTAAAGAATTTAGTGAAGAATTACGCAAAACTTGTCGTATTCTAAAGCAAAAAAATTATCTCATGGTATGTAGTAATCAAGTTCGTGTGAACATAGATGCGGGTCCATATGGACAAAAATATGTCAGTCCCGGTGGTGAAGCTGTTGGTTTTTATTCAAGTTTACGTTTACGTGCTACTAAACCTGAAAAAATACAAAATAAAATACGTATAGTAGGAAAAGAGATACGAAGACCTATTGGAGTACGTGTAAATTATGAAGTGTTTAAAAGTTCTGTGTGGAAGCCGTATAGGGTAGCCCCTGTTACAATTCTCTTTGATTATGGTATAGATGATATTCGTGAAAATCTTCAATTTATTAAAGATTATACTAAAAATACTGTTTACACAATAGGTGGTAATAAGTTAGATATGAGCTTAGAAAAGTCTATTGCTATTGTAGAGAATGACGGTTTGGAAATAACATTAAAGAATGAAGTTATTGATTTATGGGAAGATATTGAAGATAAATTTAGTAGCACACGTAAACCAAAAAAAAGATGAGCAATCAAAAATTACTAAAGTGGCTTGAATGGCGTTACCCTGATGTGTGGGTGGACTTTAAAAAGTTTGCTAACTACCATGCTTTGTACAACAAATCCAGTAACATACATGAACAGTCAGAGCATGTAATTAAAAATATTTTGGTTGATTATATAGAAAGTTTTGACCTCGTTTATGCGAACATGGATATGAATAAGAGAACGAAACGTTTGTTTTCGCATATTAACATTTTATTAATGAAATTATGAAAAGAATAAGAACAACACAACCACAACGTCCATTTAGAGTATTAACGAATGACCCAAGTCTTACTGCATGGGGGTGGGCTGTTGTTGGTATAAATGGGGATGTAGTTGAAGCTGGTTGTATAAAAACGTCTTGTGAGAATAAAGTCAGACGTATTCGCAAAGGTGATGATACTGTTAGAAGAGTTAGTGAAATAAATTATATTTTATTGGAGTTGATTCGTACACATAATGTAAATATGATTTTATCCGAATTACCTCATGGCAGTCAAAATGCTTCTGCTGCCGTAATGATGGGTATTGTAACCGGAATAGTTCAAACTATTGCGGATGTGTTGCAATTACCTGTTGAGTGGTATAGCGAGGGGGACGCAAAAAAACATTTATTACAAAAACGTTCAGCTACAAAAAAAGAAACTATTAGTGCTATCTCAAATGTATATGAAGTGCCTTGGCGAAATGTAAAGTATATTGATGAAGCTATTGCTGATGCAATGGCTATTTATCATGTGGCAAAAAATCAAAGTGCAATTTTGCGCATTAATTTACAATGAAATAGCATAACACGGTAAATGTAATCAATTAAACAAAAGATATGAAAGATAAAGAAGCAATAAAAAAAGATTTTTTTAGTGCGAAAAAAAATTAAAACAAAAAGCAATGGAAAAAGAAAAAGAAGAAGTAATGATAGCAAGTGATTTAATAAAGGGTATGCGTGATTTATTAAAACAGTACAATAGAACTAACAAGGTAGGCATCGAAAGAGTTGATGTGGAATGTGTCCCTACAAAAACATTATCGGGTAACGATTATATTTACAATTTCCATATAACATTTGAGTGATGATTAAATCATTGACCATACAGAATTTTCAGAGCCATAAAAACACTACACTCGAATTCGATAAGGGTGTGAATGTTATCACTGGTTCAAGTGATAGTGGTAAAACGTCTATTGTACGTGCTTTACGTTGGTTGGTATGGAATCGTCCCGGTGGGGATTCTTTTCGTAGTTACTGGGGTGGGGATACTATTGTTACTGTTATTACAGACAATGCAACTGATATTAGCCGAAGTAAAGGTGCATCAGGTAATTTGTATAAGGCAGGGGAAAACTCTTTTGTCGGATTTAGTACAAATGTGCCACAAGAGGTTCAGGATTTACTTAAAATGGATGAGATTAATTTACAACAACAACTCGATTCACCATTTCTTTTAAGTGAAACTCCCGGTAATGTGGCTCAATACTTTAATAAAATTGCAAATCTGGACAAAATTGATTCCACTACTTCCAATATTAATAGCGCAATACGTAAAATAAATGCCGATATTCAGTACACTAATGAACAAATCAATAAATATGAACAAAAATTAAATGAGTTCCCTGATTTAGAAGCTATTGAAAAACAATTAAATCGGATTGAACGTAAAGAAGTTCGTTGTGATGATTTGTATGAAAATATACAAAAGATGAAACGTGTTATTGCAAATATCAATAGTTTGGATAATGAAATAGAAATTGAAAGTGATTTACTTCAATATGAAAAAACTATAAATTTACTATTAACTAAATTGAACAACAAAAAAAGTTTAAATCAATCTATTACTGATTTTAAAAATGTAATACATCGTATTAAACAAATTGATTTGGACACCATCCAATTACATCAATTAATAAAAATTGAGGACACTGTAAATACATTAATTGTAAAATGTGATGGCAGGGACAAACAGGGCACTGCTGTACGTAAATTAAAGGGTCAATTGTACAAGTTATCAACTTTAGACCAAACGTTGCTTAAAACGCAGCAAAATGCGACAAAATTGGAAGATGATTTTCATAATATTTTTCCAGACACTTGTCCGTTATGTGGTACACCAAAAATAAAAATAAAAACATGAGTAAAAAAAGAGATGTTGCAATTCGTATAGAAGAAGTTAAAAAGCAAATGGAGAGAGCCATTGATATGGCACATAAAAAATATCCAGAATTAACAACGGAAGAGGTAACTAATGCTATTTTACAAATTACCTTATTAATTAATCAGGTTGAAATTGAAACTTATTGTGAACAATAACGTAAAAAAGAGAAATGAGATGCGTAAAGTATCGGCTATATTAACAAGTGATTGGCATTTAAGAGAAACTGTTCCTGTATGTCGAACAGATGATTTTTGGAAAGTGCAAGTGAATAAAGTTAATTTTATTCATGCTTTACAACGTAAATATGATTGTCCTGTAATTCATGCAGGAGATTTATTTCATTATTGGAAACCAAGTCCATATTTATTGAGTATGTCAATCAATAATTTACCAAATCAATTTGTTACCGTGTATGGACAACACGATTTACCACAACATAATTTGAATTTAAAAGAGAAATCCGGTATTTACGTATTGGAAAGTGCAAATCGTTTAACTGTTCTTGACGGGTGCAGTTGGGGACAAACTCCAAAAACGGCAAGTTTAGAAATTGGAGGACGTAAGATTTTAGTGTGGCACAATTTTACGTACGTTGGAAAAGACCCGTGGCCGGGAATAACATCTCCTAAAGCCTATCTTTTATTAGAGAAGTACAAACAATTTGATTTAATTGTTACAGGGGATAACCACCAATCGTTTACTTTTAACAATCAAAACGGGAATTTATTGGTGAATCCCGGTTCATTAACAAGGCAGAACGCAGACCAAATAGACTTTCAACCAAAAGTATATTTATGGTATGCTGATGACAATTCGGTTGAAACAGTTGATGTTCCTATTGAAAAAAATGTAATTTCACGTGAGCATATTGAAGTTATACAAAATAGAAACGACCGTATTGATGCGTTTGTGGAGAAACTGCAAACTGATTTTAGTGCTACCGTAAGTTTTGAAAAAAATATTGATTTGTTTTTTCAAACGAATCGTGTACGTAAAGATGTAAAAGAAATAATTTATACAAATATGGAATAGTGTTTAATAAAAATTAAATTAAATGTCATGGAAGAAAAAGATTTATCACAATTAAAAAAGGATGTTGATGAAGCGAAACAAAAAGTATCTGAATTAAAAGGTGAACGCCAAGCCTTGTTAAAAATGTTAAAAGACGATTGGGGGTGTGCATCAGTAAAAAATGCAGAAATTAAATTGCAAAGTATGGTACAACAATACGATGATTTATCTAAAGAAATAGATAAAGAATTGGATATGTTAGCTCAAGCATTAAATGATGAAAAATAAATTATGAAATTAACTAATTTAAGATCCAAATTAAACAAATTGCAAGGAGCGAAACATTTGACTGAAACACAACTTTCAGATGCAAAAAAATCAATTGTTGATTTTACTAAAAGTTTACGTCAACACGAAAAAGCAAAAGAAATTGTACGTGAAGTAGGTATGAAAACACAAGAGCAATTACAATACCATATCGGTGATATTACAAGCCTTGCATTGGAAAGTATTTTTGATGACCCGTATGAATTAAAAGTTGATTTTGTTAAACGTCGGGATAAAGTGGAATGTGATTTACTGTTTATTCGTAATGGGGAAGAAGTTAACCCTATTTCAGCTTCTGGTGGAGGGGCTGTTGACGTTGCTTCATTTGCTTTACGTATTGCGAGTTGGAGTATGAACTCACCACGAAGCCGAAATACAATTATATTGGATGAACCTTTACGTTTTCTTAGTGAAGATTTACAAGAAAAAGCAAGTTTAATGATTAAAGAGTTATCCGATAAACTTAATTTACAGTTTATTATAATCACACATGAACCTACATTAGCCACTTATGCAGATAAAGAATTTAAAATTGGCATTCGTGAAGGTGTATCCATTTCGCAAACTAAATAATTATGAATTACGAAAAATTAAATAAAATAAGATTAGAAGTTAATAGGTTTAACGATGTGCTTCAAGAAGCATTAAGCGAAGCAGCATTGGTAGATGATATAATATTCGATAATGACGGCATTGAGGAAAGATATAATTTAGGAATTACCGGTACGCACCTATCAGGTGCAGTTAAAAGAAAATACATTGATATGAAATATGAAATTAATAAATTAATGAAATGAATAAAAATGAATGTATTATCACTATATATTTAGTTTTTTACCAAAAAACAATTAATTATGAAAGCAGAATTTGAATTAAGTTTAGACCGCAATGGAAAGCCTTGTATAAAGTTCAAACATCATACTCGAATTGATTCACTTGAACAAAAATTGTTGAAGATTTTTGTTGATGGGGTTTACAAGAACGGTGCTGTTATTACTTCATCTGGAAGTTATTTAGAATGTGGTACTAAAAATTGCTACGATAATTATGAAATACAAATAAAAAGTAAAAAAGAAAAATATGAAAAAGAAGTTTAAACCTTATAAAATAACTTTTCGTATTAGTTCAGAAGATGAGGCAGACGCTTTTCTGACTTTATTAGAAAAATCTCCTCATTTGTTTAAAGATGTAATGGATGACATCAAATATAGCCACTACTATAATTCAAAAGAAAATGAATTTTGGATTAGATTAATAATTGGAATAATAGCAGCATTAGCATTTGCATCTATTTTCATTTTAGGTGCATTAGGTTTGTAATACAAATCAGGATACGAATTAAGTTTGTATTAATCAAAGATTGTATGATTAAATAAAAATAAAATGAAAAAGAAAGTTAAAAACGGTATTAGAAATTACTTAAAATCTGTTCCAAACATCCCAAAAATAACATGGAGAGCTTTTAAAATGTGGTTGAAAGCAGCAAAAATGTATTGGATTGATGCTTTTATGACCATAATAAGTGTTGTGATTGTTGTACTTATTTTAAGTACAGATTCTGTTACAGATTCTTTGCCAGCTGTTGGTATTTTGTTTGTGTACTCTATATCAGCAACATTAAGATTGTACAGTTTAACCATCCGAAAAAAAGAATGCGAAGAAGATGAATGAACCATATTACAATGAATATTTAGGAGATGGTGTATATGCGTTATTTGACGGCTATCATATTTGGCTTACAGTAAATAACGTACCTGTTGTGGCATTAGAATCAGATGTAATGGATAAGTTAATAGAATTTTACAATAAAACTTTAGAAAGTCTATGCAATTAGGTTAAGGAACGATTGCCGAATTTCGTTTTAAGTGAGTTATAACGTGAAAGCGGTATGGTGTCGGGTTGCCTTGCAGACTTTTTCACCTTACTACTGCCGTAACTGGCAAACTGAACTATATCGCTTGTTGTGTGTCTGGTGCGGACAAATTAGTAGAATGTTGATTAAATAAACAGAAGTAATAATTAAATATTTTTAGCGATGGAACATTTAGATTTTGTAAAAAAATTAGACAATTACGGTATTTCATTTAGAAACACTAATGTAGAAAACAAGATAAAAGAGGTTGAGATACCTAAATATTTCGGGGGCAGTAATGTTATAGAAATTAAAAACTTGAAATGCAGTTACAGGGAATCAGAAGTATTTTCAAGACCAACAGCATTACAAGCTATTATTTCACAAGCTATTGATATAGATAGTTGGAAACACAGTTGGCATAATGAAATAAAGCCAGAGAATTATGAAAAGTTTCTTGAAATAATACAGGAAAAAATAATTGACCGTGCAAAAGAAGTTGATTTTTTAATTACCGTAATGTTCATTTTAAGAAAAGAAATTTCAAGCGGGGAGGAAAAATTTAATTATGGTCAAGTTCCTACAAATGTTCATTAAATGTACTTCCGTAGCACTTGCACACAACGGTTCTCGGCTTTGTGCAGT